AACTAACGATTGGGAAGGGATAACACTAGAAAACTTTGAACGGAATCCCACTATCGCAATAATCAGGGAAAAGAAGCGCCAAACAAAATCAAAGAAAATACGAGGAAAGATATGAATCTCACAGAGGATATAAAAGCCGAATATAATGCTGCACAGGATAAAATAGCATTCATCAACGAAATACGTGCATTCATACATAAGCTTAGCCCGTTTAAAGATCAGCCCGTGGACTTCGTAAAATGGATATCATCAGACAAAATCCAGGCCAATAATTATAACCCGAATTCCGTCGCTAAGAACGAACTACGGCTCCTCCATGTCAGCATTGACCATGATGGATATACCCAACCCATTGTTTCAATTCAAGATGATCAGAAGAATATCATCGTTGATGGATTCCACCGATATTACGTGATGAAAACATTCTCGGACATCAAAGACCGATGCCAAAATTATCTTCCCGTCGTTGAAATCCATAAAGATCTAAATGACCGCATGGCCTCAACGATTCGACATAACCGCGCACGGGGCAAACATACAATTACCGGAATGTCAAATGTCGTTTTTAAAATGTTAGATAATGGATGGAAAGACGAGGATATCTGTTCAGAGCTCGGAATGGAAGCTGATGAACTTGTGCGACTTAAACATATCACCGGATTCAGCAAACTTTTTGAGAATATCGAGTATAGACGCGCATGGGAGACAAAACGGCAAATCCAGTTGAGAAAGAAATATCAAGAAGATCACCCCAAATAAGTTTTCATGGTTAAAATCAAGATTCCCCCAACGCTTGAAAGAAACCTCCTCCCTCTTATTCAGGTCAAACCTTATTGGCGGAATCCCCGGAAAAACGCGCCTGCTGTCGCCGCCGTTAAGGCGAGCATCCTGAAATATGGGTTCAATGTCCCATTAGGTATCGACACAGAGAATACTATTATTACTGGGCATACTCGTTATCTAGCTGCCCGCGATCTTGGGATGAAGGAAATCCCATGTATTATTCTCGACCACCTCACCCCACCACAAGTTAAAGAATACCGCATTGCCGATAACCGCACCTCCGAACTAAGCGAATGGGATAATCCAAAACTCCTTGAAGAGCTCAGGGAATTTGATAACCTCCCCTCATTCACGGATGTATTCTTCAAAGGCGACTCAATCGAAAAAATGCTTAATGATCCTCTTTTCGATGAGAAATCTTTCGAGCACGGCATCACAAAAGACAAAATCGATAAAACGGATGCTAAAATCCGAGTCTCTTTTGAAGCGCGAGTAAAAGACACTGTAAACGATCAGGTGTCGATAATATGCCCCCAATGTACCTATGAATTCCACGTCTCAATAAAAGAACTTGAATCCGAACGCAAAGTGATGCATACATTGGCAGAGCAATTATGACCAAGCGTAAGAAACCAATTATCGAACCAAACCCCATCGGTCGTCCCTCCAAATATGAGGAACACCCCGAGGAATACAACCTCAAGGCATGGCTGCTTACTGCGGAAGGCAAGCACGTAAAGGAACTCGCGGAGGGACTTGGTATCTCCACAAGCACTCTCCACGAGTGGCAGCAGAAGTTCCCTGATTTTGCGAGAAGTGTACGGCGTGGCAGAGCTGTCGCATGTGGGAAACTAGAGGAAACACTCTATAATCTCGCCGTTGGCGGCCTGCCGGAAGAGGAATCGCGGGTTGAGGGTATCATCCAGAAAGACGCGAAGGGAAACACCATCTACGACGCCCAGAATCACCCTGTAACGACACCGCATAAGATCATCAAGACCAAGAAGACGAAAGCGCCCGACCGGGAAGCCCTGCTTGCCTGTCTCCGGGTCTGGAAACCGGAGCAGTGGGACAAAGTCACACGATTGGCAATGGGGGGAGATCCCAACGCGCCATCCATCCCCCTGCAGTTGACATTCCAGGAGATTGTGAAAAGTGCAAAAATGAGGAAAAGTGAGGAAATATGACAAGACTGTGGAAGTCATTTAAGTTCTGTGAAGGAAAGATCTGCCTAGATTACGACGGATCGGAGTGGACTATCGGAGAATGGAAGATGCGGATTCTGCGGGCGTGGACGTGGACGCCGGCAGACTCGGTCGCTACCGCAGTTTATGCGGCGGAGTTGGTACTTGGATATTTCGAGAAGGAATATCCTGATGACAAACGGCCTCGGATGGCGATCGAAGCGGCAAAAAGATGGTTGGGGAACCCGACGAAAGATACTGCCGGGGTAGCCGAAGTTGCCGCAAAGGCCGCCATCGCCGCTGCCGAGGCCAGTTATGCCGCCGCTCGTTCCGTCGTGGATGCCACTACCACCGGCAGTTATGCTACCGATGAGGTTGCCGATGCTGTCGCCCGTTTTGCCGCCGATCTCGCTGCCGATCTCACCTGTGCCGCCTATGCCGCCACTACCGCCAGTTATGCCGCCGAACAGGTCACTACCCGCCCCGTCCATACCATCGAGACTGTTACCGATGTTGCTGCCAAGGCTGCCGTTAAGGCCGCTCCAGAAGAGATAAAAGTCAAGATCGATCGGTTCGTCATTGATCGGTTGACGAAAACAGCAACAGTAGCATGACCGCGTCTTCTCATTTCCTGACTGACGATGAAAAATATGTTCTGGAGCGGGCCTGCCAGGATCCAGTCTGGTGGTGTCGGATGTATCTTGGACACTCGCTATGGAGTAAACAAATTCAGATTATTGAATCCGTCCGAGACAATCCCGTAACTGCGGTTAAATCCTGTCATGGCGCGGGCAAAAGTTTCTGCGCGGCCGATACGACGCTCTGGTTCCTGTATACGCACTATCCTTCGATTGTAATTACGACCGCACCGACCGATCGGCAGGTCAAGGGAATCCTTTGGAAAGAGATCCGGACAAGTTTTCAGACTGCCCGTGCGTTACTAAGCCGAAACCCGAAAATCTCCCAGCAGGAACTGAAACTCGACGAAAACTGGTTTGCAATGGGCTTTACCGCGCGGGAATACGACCCCGACCGGTTCCAGGGGTTTCACGCAGAATCGATTCTTGTCGTCGTTGATGAAGCAAGCGGCGTTAGTAACGAGATTTTTGAGGGTATCCAAGGCATTTTAGCCTCAGAACATTCGCGGTTGCTGATGATCGGCAACCCAACAAATCCGCTCGGGGAATTCGCCCGGGCCTTCAAAAAAACAAGAGTTGAGAAAATAACTATATCGGCATTCGATACCCCGAACTTCACGAAATTTGGGATTGGTCATGAAAACATTTTAGATAATTCCTGGGAGGAAAAAATCACCGGGCCATTACCAGCCCCGTATCTCATCACGCCACAGTGGGTTGCAGACCGGGCGCGTTCTGGAGATTGGGGTGCGAACTCCGTGCAGTACCAGACCAAAATCCTCGCACAGTTTCCGTCTGCCTCTGCCGATACGCTCATCCCGTTGCACCTGATTGAAGCCGCTGTTAACCGTGCCGTGCCGTTCGGCCAACCGCGTGAGCTCGGTGTAGATTGCGCGCGGCACGGCACGGATGAATCTGTGATCATGTTTCGCGCCGGTTCCGTCGCCCGAATCCACCAGGTTATCCCGACCTGTAGCACGATGGAACTGGCAGGGTTTGTCATTGTGGCTTTGAAAGAAACGAGTTCAAAAATTGCAAAGATCGATAGTGTCGGAATAGGCGCGGGCGTTTTTGACAGACTAAACGAACAGGGACTTCCGGTTCAGGAAATGCAGAGTGGTAGTAGCGCCCGGGACACGGAACGATTCGCAAACGCCCGCGCCGAATGGTGGTGGGGGTTGCGGAGGCGGTTTGAAGAAGGAGATATTTGTATTGATGATGACGATCTTCTCGTCTCACAACTATCCGATATCCGATTCAAAGTCAACTCACGGGGTCAGATTCTCATTGAGAGCAAAGAAGAGATGAAACGCCGGGGGCAGGTCAGTCCGGATCGGGCGGATGCACTGATGTTCTGTTTTGCGGGGTCGTTACTGAAATACGAGGAAGAGACCGAACTGGACGAACCCGTTTCGTTTGGCGGAATTGCAATGGACGACAGAGAAGAGTTTCTGCGGGAGTTACGTGGCGAGATTAGGAGAGGTAAGTAAGATGAGGTCGCAGTGGTGCCGGCAGCACATTGACGAGACGGCGGAAAAATGCGGGTTGGGTGAAGATGTCGTCTCAGATGTCAAACGCGCCGCCCGGTTTTGTGAGGCTCTACCTGAAATTTCAGGTTGTTCAACGAGCGCTATACTGGCATTAATTCGCATTTCAGATGAAAAGGTAAGAGAACGCGCGATTTCGCTCGTAAAAAAGAGTTTGAATGTAACTACACCGACGGGAGGCCGGAAAAAGGAACGGTTAACGGAAAGCGAGATGAAAAAGTTTGCACGTATCGCGCAACTTGAAATTTACGGGATGGTGACACCCAAAGCACCACAACCAAAGAAAGAAACCAAGATTCTTTCACTTACGCGGGATTCTTCTTCATCTAACTTTACTGAATTGCACAGGTATACCAATGAGGTTTTTGCGCGGTTGTCTCGCCGGTATCGGGATATCATCAACGAATATATCAACATACATCCCCATCTGAAACCAATCGACGTGATTTGTATTGGACTTGACTATCTGGCAGAGGCAAACGAGACGAAGTGAAACAGTTTCATACAAAACGTTTATATCTTGCTCTGACCGAAAAGTAGGTAACCATGCCGAAATCATCAACACAGAAAAGTGAAAAAGAAGCGCAGGGAACGGAAGTTTATACGGGTCCGCTGGCGTGGGGTGAAACCTCATTCACCCTTGCGACCGTTACGGCGGCAATAATCTCAAAATATGAATATAGTGTTATTCTTGCCGATCCTGTCAAGAATCTTAAGCGGATTATGTTCAGAGGCGCACCCGTATATCGTGTTCTGGACGAAAACGGGGAAGAAGAAAAGGATCTCTCCAAGACCGCCGCGTGGCTCGGGACGAAACTGAAATTGTTCACGAAGGCGCAATGGATTTTTCACGACAGTATTTTCGGTGGATGTTCGGTAAACTCGATCGGGTGGGACACAGTAGATGTGCCGTTCAGAGGTCAGACTGTGGAAATGTATGCTCCGACCGAAATTCGACACTTGCCGTGGAATAGTTTTGCTGATTCTCCCAGCGGATATCTTGAGACGTTCAATCCCGTCATGCTGGGCATTGTCATTGATAAGACCGACATGCACCCCCGGGCGTTTCAGTCGGTCGACATGTCATTCATCCAGAACAAATCGAAAACCGGAACTCTCAAGGCCGCAAATCAAATTGAGATCCCCGATCCCGCCATCATCAAGAACCCTGCCACTCCCGAACCTGCAGGTTCGGCGGAATGTCTGCCCCTGATCCCGCTCATCAAAGCGTTTGATTACGCGGACCGGGCCTGGAACCAGAAAATCAACCGCGTCGGGGCGCCGCCGATTTTTCCGTATGTGAAACAACTGACCGCCGCGAAAAAGACGTATCTGGAAGGGGCTGTCAAGAAATGGGGAAAAGATACAGGTTTCCTCTTGTATGACGACATGGACTTCAAGAATGCGCAGATCAACGAGAGCCGGACGGCCGAAGAGCGGTTGAAATGGCTGAAGTTTCTATGTGACTCATATTTCAATCCGACGACTCCTTTAAAAGACACAGGCGTGGCGATTGGCCGCTCGGACAGTGGGGCGTCTGAACTCCTGAATGGATATATCAACACCACACTTGCGTGGATCGAAGACGGACTTGAACGTGAAATCTTCGTGCCGTGGCTGGATGAACTTGGATTCGGTGGATACACTCCAGAGATCATGTTCCCCCGCGCAAGCTCCCGCAACGACCAGCAACTCGTAACCGAACTGGACTTACTGGCGAAATACGGGGCACTCACGCGAAACGAACTGCGGGAATATGTGCCGAACCTCAATATGAAACCCTCTGAAGATCCAGTTTTCAGTCAGCCGATCCAGAACCCGGCACCGCCGCCGGTTTTCGGCGGTATGCCCGTAGGAGCACTAGCCCACGTGGGAAACGTCGGTAAACTGAACGTTCAGCGGTTGGCCGCCTATCAACAGACGAGGAAGGAGCTGCAGGCGGCGAATCGCAGAATGGCGGAACGGATCAAGGAACAACTTATCGAAGAAGAAGAAGAGTAAATGCCTTGGACAAGAAGACAAACTGAAAAAATCATTCGGGACGCGGCGGCGGAACGGGAGAAAGAGTTTGTTGACGCACTGACCACGACGGCAGCCGAATCGCATATCTCCGGACAGCAACGGGCCGTCCGGCAAATTCCCGGGGCGTCTCTTGATTTCAGGCTCATGAACACTCTCGCCGTCCGGGCGACAAAACCATACCGGGAAGAACTCATCCGGTTCGGCGGTTCGGACGTACCCGTCCGGCAACGGGACGGCACATGGAAACAAGAGTTCAAACCGTGGTTGTGGGATGCTACCGAGGAGGTCCGGCAGAGGGTGGGGGACATCATCCAGAATGCGGTTGCCGAAGGAAAATCCCGGCGAGATGTTGCACGGGAGATTGATGAATATACTAGCGAACTGGATAAAAATGCCGATCTCATTGCATTCAACGAAATTAAGAAGAATTTTGTTCAGGGGGAGAGAGACCGGTATCAGGAAGAGGGAATCCAGTCCCGGGTCTGGCGGCACCTCGATCCGCAGGTAAATCCCCGCGAGGAACACATTGCGCTTGACGGTCAGGAGTTTTCCATCGACGACCCGGTCTGGACAGAATTGCTGGAGCCGTACTGCCACTGCTGGGACGAGCCCGTGATCGAATATGCAGCAGTTGAACATGGCGGTCCAGGTAGTGGGAATTTTGGGCACGCCGGCAGACCGGGAGAGGTCGGCGGGTCTGGGGAGGGAGGGACCCCGGCAGAACGGTCCGAGCGGGCGAGAGCTTCATATAAACCGGTAACAATGGAAAAGAGGGCGATTGCCCGCGAAAATGAACACCGGACGGCACGGGCCCTGAACGGTCAGAAAACGGGCGGCAATACACCATTTGATGTAATCCGGGGGCAAGTCGCGATCGAAATAAAAACGATTATCAGGGGGACAAACGATAAGATCACGATGCATCCCGATTCTCGTCAGCGGAAACTTGATAGTGCGAGAAAAGCGGGGTTAAAACCATTTACGGTAGTCTTTGATGCACGCGGCTCGGGATCACCCGCGATTTATTACAAGGAGGGTGTCGGCAGTTTTCGTTTAGGTTCAATGCAGCGCGTCGATTCATTGGCGGAACTTGGAGGAAAAATAAAATGACGTATTCTTTATATGATTCGCGAGGCTATGTAGGAGACCTCGCGTCTGGTGGCGGGTTGGAAGACATGGAATCATTCTTAGGGAGATACGGGGAACCGTTCAAATCGTTTTTCAAAAAAGGATATGCTGAAAATCCAGAACGTCTTATAGATTTTCTGGTAAATCTTAAGACTACCGACAAGATGTTACAAGAGACGCTCGATAATTTCCGTAACTTACTGGAAAACTGTCATGATATCGCAATCATTTCAGACGGAACGGAGTCCATAGAGTATACGGCAATTAAACACGGTGGACCCGGTAGCGGGCACTTCGGTCATGAAGGTCGACCCGGAGAGGTCGGTGGAGGTGAACCCGGTGAGGGTGGTGGTTCTAGTGGCGGGGGAGGAAGTGATAAAGTAACATCTGCAGCAGAAGCAGGATTCAGGAGATATGGATCAACAGATGCAGGAGAGGATTGGCCTTCTGATTGGGACGAGGGAGACAAATCTAGCGCATTTCGATCTGCTGCACGAGAAGGTATTAAACCAATTTCGTGGAGGGAACCCGGTGATCCGCACGACATAGCCACAAAACCCCCCGTAGACAAACCTTATGCATCCGTGACATTTCACGGCAGGGATACCGGATATGATACTGAGATATCCGTAGCAAATTCATATAATATCAAGGATGATCTCAAATCACGCGGATATAAATATTCAGATAGAGAATGGTATTTTTCAGGAGACGAGAATGATTTGGGGGGCGTCAAGAGTGAGATCGACTATTTAAAGTCAAAAGGAATTGTCACTAAATTTGGAAAGGGCGTAGGGAACAGTTATCACCCTACCACAATAGATGTAATCCTTGGGAGAGACAAACCATCAAGTACATCACATACTGATTTTATGGGGAGTTTAACCAGTAAAACCCCAAAGGCAGGCATCAATACTCTCACATCTAAAATCAGTAGCTTTGCAAAGCAAGTTGGAGTTGATGAAAATTAAATAGAGGGAGAAACATGACCGCCGAACCAGAAACACTACACTCACAATTTTTTCCAGCATCTCATTATTATACACAGCAAACCGTCCATATAGTCCCCTGCCCGTGTTACAATCTCCAAAGATGCACGGCTTGTCCATACCGGTATCAAAATGATTACTGACCCCTCTCCTACCCACATACGGCAAATGACAGTTCGCATCATTCCTGATGCCTGTGATCGGTACGTGAACGATTCTCGATGGAAGGATGTTTCAGAGGCCGAACAGCAATTTGCATTTGAAATCATCCAGAAGATTGCAGGCAAGGAGTTTGCGGTTTTGCGGACAGATTGGATAAAAGACCAACCCTACTATAACATCCTCGTTTATCCTCCGTTCTCAATTTTCGATCCGCTTGGGCAGATACAAATTGTGACGCGGGCTTTCGTGCCTTGTGATTACGCCGTAATTGTGCGGAAAGGGTTTTGGGAGGCGAGTTGAATGGAACAGATCGGTATCATATATCGAGATGGCAGGGATGTTTATATGATTCTTGAGAGTGAAGGCGAGGTTTATCATTTCGAATCAGGAGCATTTTTCCAAAGCCTCACACGGTTTGCTAGGGGATGTAGGATAAGCGAGATCGAGAGGTATCAAAATGAACAAATTCGATAAGGATATCCAGCAGTTCCTGATGAACAGTCAGTCAATTGAAGGTTGGTTCACGCCGGCGGAATCGTTACTGGCGCGAGACTTAGCGGCCAATTGCAAGACAGGTCCGATTGTTGAGATCGGCGCCTGGATGGGTCGCAGTACATTCGCGTGGGCGTCGGGCGTTCGTGCAAGTAACCGTGGCGTGAAAGTAGTCTCTGTTGAATGCGACCGAAAACCAGAATTCGCCGCGAATATGACTCGTTTAGGGGTCGCTCACCATATCAAAGAAATCAACGGCAAATCTATTGACATTGCACGAGATTGGCCGTCCGAGCAGAAAATTGAAGTAGTGTTTATTGACGGCAGTCACAACTATGAGGACGTGAGAGATGATATTCTCGCGTGGTATCCCCTCCTCCGGGATGGCGGCATAATGGCTCTACACGACACAGCAGGCTGGTGGAGCGGTCCGACCCGCGCGATGATAGAAGAAATTTTCATGCACTTCGGCAAAAAGTTCATCGCCCGTGGCGGGGTAGACTCTCTCACGTACGCGGTGAAAACCAAGGAAAAATGTAAGCTGGGGTATCGGATCATCCCGACCGCCATTATCGGAGAAGTTGATTGAAAACATGTCGCGTCCGAAACTCCCTCCGAAATCACGTCAGTACCGCATTCCGTTCAGCGACGAAGAAAAAGAGTATATCCTTCTGAAAATGTCAGAACGATGGAGCTGGGGCAATATCGCTCGTGCATTGAACGTGCTCCCGAGATTCTGTCAATACAATAAAAAGACACGGTCGAAAAACGGTGTCCGGTTATGGGCGCTTTACGGAAAAGACATCCACAAAAACTGAGTATACAACTCCAGTAAAGATTCATAATTATTCCTGTTTTCATATATTCTAAATGCCATATCCTAATTATCATTCTGCCCGGGTTGAAGAACCCAGCTCTTTTCTGAGCGAATCATTCAGAACGCACGAAATCGCGCCGGGTATCACAATTATCCTCGGGAAAAAGAAAAAAGGCGGCTCAATGGAAACCCTGGCGTATCGATTCGCGAAAGAGAAATTTACTGCGGAGAAGGCACGGAAATGGTTGACCGACCACGAGATCGCGTTCATCTCATTTGAAAAGGCTGTCGGGAATCTTGTGGAGATTGATAATACTGGCATATTCGATCACAAAAACGGTCACGAAGCGATCCTGCAGAGACTTGAAACGTGGTTGCCATTTCCACATCCGGACCTCGTTCCCGGGCAGAAACTCTTTTACGCATCCGACAATTTCGCGGGAACCGAGCTTGACTGGCAGAAAGGAAAACGATTGGTGTTCGTGCCGGAAGGCCAGAAAGTTCAGCATGTTGACCATGCGGCATTCGCTGATGATCCTGAAGGTGAGGCGCGGCGTTTGGGGTTCCGGCTCGCCGGGACGGTTACCGACGTGAAAGTTGTTCGGGATGGGCCCGGAGAACCGCGCGTAACCGGCAATCTCGTGATTGACGACGCTGAAGCCGAGGAGCTCGCGAAGACGGGCGGACTTTCGATTAGTACTGGATTTGACGCCGCAATTTCACCGGATGGAACGATGAGCGGCAGAATCGTTCCGAATCACATCTTGCTTTTCCCGCGATGCGGGATAGGGGCAGGAGAGACCTGCGGAACTCCGAATGACGGTTTCGCAATGGTCCAGAATTTACGGGAGGGAAACATCGGAGTTGATAATTTGGTTGGCACAGTACCACAGAACCCAAGCGGATTCGGGATCGGCCCGGATAGCGCAATGGAGTTGGGCGGCCACAAATCCGCAGTTGAATCGCATTTGAACGCACATCTTGAAGAAATCAAGAAAAAACAGGAAGTGAAGCATCTCATGGAAATGGACGAGGAATCACGCGGGTTCCTGAAAATTATCCACGATACTGTGGCGGGAACCGCGAAGGCCGAGACTGCCAACCTGAAGCTGACGGTTGATAATCTCAGCAAAACAATTGAAGCGAAAGACAAAGAATATGCGGGACTGAAAAAGCAGGTTGATAACCTCACTGCGCAGATCGCGGCGAAAGACAAGGAACTTGATGAGTTCCGCGCGGCGAAAGCCGAGCAGGAGAAAAAGGCGCTGGATCTTCGATGGCAGGAAGTCAAGAACCTGTACAAACCGGCTCTCTTCCACGGCGATGGCAAAGAGGCAACTCAGCGGGCGCTATATGACAACGATCCCGTGAAGTTCATGATGGACAATGTTGGCAACCTCAAGACCGAAAAGGAACGGAAAGCGCCGGTTGGAAACCCGATGGCAGTGGGAAACCTCGGCGAACAACAGGTTGACATTGTCAATGAACGCGGCAAGTATAATTCGAAGACGCACAGGTGGGAGTAATGGCGGCGGATAAACTATTCCGGCACCCCTCGAACAGGGTGGTTACCTGCGATCCGTATCCGATGCAAGGCATAATCGGTGCGAACGCCACAGCGGCGTATATGCTGCCGGGAACCCTCGTTATGAACGACACGAACGATAATGAGGTGAAAGAAGCCGGTTCCGACCCCTCGGACAACATCGGCATTCTCGGATATGAAGATACGCCGATCCAGTACCAGCCCACGAATCGCACAACGGCGTATGCGGTGGGTGACCACGTGGCAATCCACAATACACCTGGTATGCGGTTCAGGGGGTATCTGCGACCGCAATCGACGGCAGTCACCCCGGGAAAACGACTCGTCGGCGCACTTGACAGTTCGGGCAATTTCATCCTGTATGCAGTCGGCACGCAGACAGCTACCCGGGCGCTCGCAATGGCGCTTGAATCCATTACGCCGGGTAACAGTTCACGGACGGCCTGCTGGATGCAGTGGTTAGGAGAGTGATGAAATCATGGCAAATGAACTCTATACCCTGACGAGACAGTTCGATCGTGCGATCGTTCCGATCCTGCGTGAAACCGCGAGTGCAATGACTGTTCTTCCGCTTAACACGGAATACCGTGGTATGGGAAAACACACGGTCCGCACAATCGGTTACTCTGCGCGAGCGGCATCTCGCATCAGTCTCGACATCGCGCAGGAAATGAATGACGCTGTCGAGATCACGGGAAACGAGATCAAGATCGCCGTCATCCAGGACGACGTGAAGATTCCACGGAAGGTCTACGAGGCATATATTGAAAACGATGTGCCGATCAGCAACGATCTCGCCTTGGACATGATGAAAAACAACCTTGCGGCGATTGACAAACTTATCTACCAGGGATGGACGGGCGACGGGACAACCTACGACATCAAAGGGATGTATCAGATCGGCGGCACCGCAACGACCGGCGCGGATTTCGCGACGTTTGGAAACGGATATATTTCCATTGCGGCGGCAATCACCGATCTGAATGCAGCCGGTGTGTTCTCGGATAGCTATAACGTTATCCTGAACAGTGTCCAGTACGGGCAGTTGCTTGGGTCGATCAGTCCGACAGGCGGCAATACCGAAATGGATAAAGTCAAGGAACTTCTCGGTCCTGACGGTCGCGTACTGCAGAACAGTAATGTCACGGCGGCAACTGGGATTGTTGCTCCCGACGCAGCGGACATCAACCGGCAGTATTTCGATATCGTTGAGACCCTGGCGCCGATGCACCACGCGTGGTTTGTCGACGGCAACGAGAGAACGGGTGACGTGCGAGTTCAGCAGATTACAATGCTGGCACCCCGGTTCAAGCACATCGTCTCAACTACGGACGTCGCTGTAGACAAGCTGACTGGAATTTGAGGGTGGTCAGAAATGATCACCCTTATTTGCACTGTTCAGCACTTGGCGCTCGCAGACCGGAGCCGGGTGCACTACATGGAACAGTTTGAAGTCGATGAAAAGACGGCGGAACATTACCTGAGAGCAGGTGTCGCGGTTAGACCGTCCG